TATAGGTAGGTGACCTTGTTAGATCACCTACCTATGAGATACTAGTTCACATCAACTAAGGAACGTTACTTCGAAGGTGTCATACCTCAGAGTGAATGTAGGCTGCACGAGAGCAGCATTTTTCTCACCTGAGAAACTACCACCGATACCATCAGAATCAGTTATGAAAGCACCGAATAGAGTATATTTAGCTATATCTTCATCCTGTCTATTCAACAGGTACAACGAGATGGTAGCTTTAATATCTTCTACTAGCTCTTTCCTCTGAGTCTGAAGATTACTGCACTTATTTGTCCACTCGAAGATGAACTTATTGAGCTTCATCTTGTTGTTTTCATAGAAGGTGAGTTTGATGTCACCAGCAGTTTCCTGATCACCTGGCTGACTAACACGATGACCTCGGATGCTAATATCCTTAGGTGATATAGTACCACGAGGGATATCAGATGAGATACATCTAACGTCGAATTCTTCAGAAGACGGAGTAGCAACAGCTCTAGGTGCAACTGTTACTTCAAATCTCCAGTGATTCAACTGAGGAACGTCACCGAGACCCATTACGTTTCTAATACCGATTTTAGCCATTATGAGTTCCTCCTATTATACAGCGTTCTTAAGAACACTAAAATCAACACCTGTAGGTGTTAGAATAGTTCTTAACTGTACGTATTCGATAGATTTGGTGGGCTTCAGGTAAAGATCAACATTCATACGATAGTTCTCGATATCGGTAGGTGAGTTATTCGATGAGTCACTGACGCATTCGAATTCATAAACACCGTTCCTACCCTGAATACCTGTCATATAAACATCAATCATAGTCTTCGCACGTAGGCGTTCTGCATCAGTATTGAGTTCAAAGATGAAATCTTCGAGTGCTTCTGATAATGCAGTCTGTACTACGATAAGCATGAACCTAACATTCAGACGATCCAGATCAGATGGAATCCACTGGAGTGTCTTCTGACCCCAGATGCAGATACCTTTACCAGGAGCGAATCTGATTGGGTTAATGTTGTTGTCATACAGATAATCCATCTGACCTTTGTTATAACGACGACGAGTATCTAGTACATTCAGACGCCCACGTCTCCAACCTGCAGCAGGATACCAGATTTCATAGTTAGATGCAGTGCTACTTACAGCAGCAGCAGCGAATCCATCAGGGGAGATGAAAATAGCTTCGTCACGATCCTTATCATAGACCTTCAGGTGAGGACTGTATATAGCAGCGAATGATGAACCATTGTTCACGTCATTCTGACGATACGATACAATCTCACTAAGGAAGTCAGAAGAAGCTTCAGCTGCATAAGGGATCGATAGCATAGCGACACAGTCAGTACGCTTCTCAGCTAACTTAATCAGCTCTAACTGATAAGCAGGAGTAGTCCATCCACCGTCCATAATGACGGTCATCGGATAAGTCTCTTTGCTGTCAAAATCAGATAGAGCCGTCATCATAGATCCATCGGTAACTTCAGCACCATCGTGACCTGAAGTTAGCCATTTGACAGTAGTGATGTCATTGAATTTCGCATCAACTGGTACTAAAGGGTTATCGAACAGTCGTATATACTCAGACTCAGTAGACTTCGAGTCCATATAGATACTTCTATTATAACCATCTTTAGCGGCGGGGTCTCTTGAGACTAGGAGCGGATTCTCTACTGGTACATTTTCATTACCGTTCAGGTATACCTCAATCATCATAGCACCTGGCAACTTGACCTTCTGAGGATTATTGTCGTAGGTGAACAACTTAATACCTATAGAATTATTCCAGGAGCCTGGATTTGATCCGTATACTAAGAATGCACCGATATCTTCTGTGAAGGTATGTGAAGTAGGATCGTCCATACCTGCAGTAATACCTGAAGTATTCTCGATAATAGTAGGAGTAGAGGATCCTAATACAATAACCTTCTCAGGACTATATGTACCTGACCATGCTATTGATTCAGCTTTAACTGTGAACAGTCTACCAGCTAGATCTTCAATTTCGAAAGTCCAGTTATAGGTCTTACCTGATTCC